GACATGTGATGCGTAATGGTCATATTGCATGCACCCCACTCATTAGCGAGTCCTCACGATCTTGAACAGTTCGCCGCCGTTGGCTTTGCGGTAATCCCGCGCAGAACGCCGGCTCCGGAAGATCCGCCAGCGAAGGCCGGCGGCGGCTTTAGGGTTCAAAACCCCCCATGCGTAAACGGATCGCGTCATTAAGAGGCTCCGAGCAGCTTTGCGAGGCGTTTGATTTCCGAGCGCTGATCGAACTCGTTCAGCGCCGCCTGTAGCTCGATGAACTGGAGAAGGAGATTGCTGCCGGTGGCGGCGCACAGAGGGCCGACCAACTTCTCAGGGATCGGACGCTCGCCGTTCTGCATGCGCGAGACGTAGCCCTTGGACTTGCCGATGACGGCAGCGATGTAGTCCAGCTTGTGCGTGCTGGCCTGGATTGAGATGGCGAGCGCTTGAGCCTCGGTCTCCACCTGACGCAGAACTTTCTGCGGTGCGTCCTTTGGACGGTTGCCGGCGGTTGCCAGGAATTGCCTATCGTTGCCAACGGCGTTCAGGCAAATTTTTTTGCCATGAACATTCGCGATTTCCATTTAGGCCGCCCTTCCCTGCTCGGACTCTGCCTTTTCTTCGGGAAAGATCACCGTCAGGACTTCGAGTCCGAGCAGGGATGCAAGCTTTTTTGCTACATCGCGGTCAACAGGCGCTCCGTTTTCGTACCGAGATACGGTGCCCTGGTCTTTGCCGATGGCCTCGGCAACCTGTTGCTGGGTCAGGCCGGCTGCGCGGCGCGCTTCGATGAGGTCGGTTCGCATGTCTAGCACTATGCGCTCCACACATAGTATGTGTCAAGCGCATGTGCCGGGCGCCATGGTGCACCGCGATATGCATATGCAACATATGCATATGGACAGGAACAAAGCTCTCGGCCTTGCGATCAAGCGCCGTCGACAAGATGCCAAGCTGACGCAGCCACAGCTCGCCGAAAAGCTAGATGCATTGGATCAATCGGCAATCTCGCGGATCGAGAGCGGCAAGCAAGGGCTTACCCTGGACTCCCTGGAGGAGCTGGCAAAGGCCCTGGGAACGCGGCCCGGAGTCTTGCAGTTGGAGGCGGACGCCATTGTCGATGATGTGGATAGTGGAAGCGATGAGGCAACGGCCTATCAGCTGACCCAGGCTTTCGGGGTGCGGCATGTCCCCCTGATCAGCTGGGTTGAGGCCGGCAACTTCGCTGAGGCTGTGGACTCCTATGCCCGCGGCACTGGCAAGCGGATGATCCAGACGTCAGCCAAGGTCGGGCGCCTGGCATATGCCCTAGAAGTGCATGGTCATTCGATGACGAATCCTAGGGATGACCGCCGATCCTTCCCCGAGGGCTCCATCATCATCGTGGATCCGCACCGACAATGGGAAAGCGGGTCGCTTATCGTGGCGCGCCTAGAAAACGAGGCGGAAACGACGTTCAAGCAGTATGTTGAGGATGCCGGGATGAAGCTTCTCGTTCCCCTGAATCCGCAATACGCAACCCTTACGGTCAACAAGCCCATTACCTTCTGCGGCGTGGTAGTGGCGAAGGCAGAGGAACACATCGCCGCTTAAGAATGGGGGATTTATGGACAAGATTCGCGGAATGGCCCTAGGAATGGCCTTTGTTGGCGCTGCCGCCCTTTCGGGGTGCGTCACATCCAAGCCGATGATGATGCCGAGCGGCCAGCAGGGCTTTGCCATTAAATGTCCTGGCGCGGCTAGGGACATCACCGATTGCTACGAAAAAGCCGCGACCGTCTGCCCCAAGGGCTATGACGTCGTAAATCAGGCCAGCGAATCCAAGGCGTTTGTGACGGCCAGCAATGGCAATCTGTTTGGAGCCACCGGCGCCAACCGATCGATCATGGTCGTCTGCAAGGTCTAATCGGCCTTTAAAGCCAAAGAATTCTTAGATCGCGCCAGTGGTCTAGGAATTTTTCCTATACGCCTAAATATGCGCTTGACACATATGCGTTGAACACATAGGATGCATCCCATCGCCACCGCAGGGGTGCATACCGTGAACATCACCACCGCTTCCAAGCTGATCGACGCCGCCTTCGAGGCCGGCAAGATTTCCCAGGAAACCGCGCGCCAGGCGCAGATCGCCATCCGCGGCTCGTACTACGGCATGCGTATGACGGGTGATGACCGTCGACGGATGCTGGCCCTTCGCTTTGGTCTGGAGGGCTGAGACATGAGCCAGACCATCCATCAGCGCAAGGCCATCCAGAAGTACTGCGAGGTCCAGCGCTCCGCCCGGTCCGAGTTTCGCTCCAACGCGAACGTCGTGAAGTTCGAGTGTGCTCCTGGCACTCCCGGCAGCGACAAGCAGCCCGCTTCGTGGGCCGATTCCTACCCGTTCCTGATCGTCATCGCGGTGTTCGCTGGCTTCGTGCTGGTGATGCGGATGAAGGGGTGGGTATGAGCGCGCAGACGCAGAAGGTGGATGTCCTGGCGAACATCAAAGACGCCATCAGGCGCACGTCGCCCACGACGCATTTCAATGAGCGCGCCAATCTGTGGGCAACGCACGACGCCATGGCCGCGCTGATACAGGCCTCTGCTGGTGCGCTCGCTGATCTGGACGCGATGGTTGCGGCTGCTGACCGCGGCGAAGTGTGGGTAGTCAACGCTGGCACCAGGTTACGTCTCGAAGAACTGCGCGCCGCCCTCGCCGGAGCCTCCGCATGAGCACCGAAAAGACCCGCGCGCACTACGAGGCGCTGGCGGCCGAGGCTGCTGATAGGTCCGATGGTGGACCCGCTTTCCCTGTCAGCACCAGCAGCAAAGTCAGTGATGTCTGCGGCCCTTATGGGCACCAGGACGGCAACTCAACCTGGCAGTTCCCAGGAATGACCCTGCGCGACTACTTCGCGGCGAAGGCGATGCAGTCCATCGCTCTGCTTCCTAACGCCTACTCGTTTGACACCGTTCAAGGTGTCGAAGCGATTTCCGCGAACGCGTACGACATCGCCGACGCCATGCTCAAAGCCCGCGAGGTGCAGTCATGAGCGCCCTACCCCGCTTTGACGACTATGTGCCGGATAGCAAGCCCTCGCCCGCTCAAATCGACGCAGAGGCCGAGCGAATCGACCGCGATACCGAGCAGGTCATCGAACTATTCGCCGACAACGCAGCGTGGCTTACCCATCAGAACAAGGGCAATGGGCACATTGAGCTGATCGAACTCTCCGTCCTTCTGATGAACGCGTGGCCCGTGATCGAGAAGCGCATTGCTGGCATCCCTGTGACGCCGGACGAAGCCATGGCGATACCGACGTTGTTCCGGGCCATGCGCCCCCTGATCGACGAGCGCGCCGTCCTTGTGCGCGAAGCTGCGGAGGATGCCTGTCGTGTGCATCTGTGACCTGACCGACTACACCCCCGACCAGCGCGAATCCATCGTCAAGGTCGAATCGCTCCGGATGCTGCGCCAAGTGCGCATGTCCTATCGGGCTTCCCTTTCTATGCCGGCCAACGCGGGGAATGCGTCCCCCTGCGCGGAACCCGCCGAGGCTGGCGCCTTTTCTGTGGAGCATTCGCATGCTGCATAACCTGACCTTTACTGGCGCAGTCAACAACGCCGGAGCACTGAAGCAGCTGGGAATTACCGAGGTCTGGCTCGATGGCAACGCCAACGATCTTCCATGGAGGTTGGTAATCGACTGCGACAAGGGATGCTCCTATCGCAACGGCATTCCTGTCTCCGTCGCATTCCTCGCGTCACACCCAGCAAGCGGCCTTCGGTTCCGCTGGCATTTCGATCTTGAGTTCCGTGGAGCAAATGGTTCGGCGGAGTTCCACATCGACGTGGACGGATGCCGCCGTGTACTGCGCGCGGTTCCCGAACATGCCCGGGCCACATTTCGCGAACTACTACGCGTAACCGCTAACGCAGTGCGAGACAAGGGTGTCGAATACCAACAGGTAGCCGACAGACAAGCAGTCGCCGCTCGCGTCCTGTCCGATCTTTGCGGTGCAGAGGCTCAGACATGACCGTCCCCATCATCACCCGCACGCGCCGCCACAGCTGGCAGGGCTGCTTGCCCAAGACCAACGACGAACGCCGCGCTGCCTGGGCTTCGAAGTACTACGGCCAGGGCCATCACAACCGCATCCCGGAGCCGCGCGTCCACGCGAAGACGGGCAACTGACACCAACACCGCGCACGCCGGTTAGCGTGCAGAGGATTCCCGCATGTCCAGCCGTATCTATCTCGTGAGCAGCCCGAATGCAGGTAACCGCCTGATCCGTGCGAGCAGTGCCGCGCAGGCCATCCGTCACGCGGCGCGAGCGACCTTCAAGGTAAGCGTCGCATCGCAGGAAGACCTGGTGCTTCATTTGCCCGCAGTGGAAGTGGAAGACGCTGGAACTGAGGAGACGGGTCATCCGGGCGAGGAAGTGGCCCGCCGGTCGATGGAGCGTGCGCACGGGGTGATCGGCGCATGAACGCCACGCGCTCCATCGCCAACTTCGAGCCTGGCATCCATCCAGGCGTGTCGGCCGAGGTCTACCACCAGCGAGTGCTGGGCGTGGTGAACTCAGGCGCGCTGAAGATTCTGGCATCCAAGACGCCGGCGCATTACCGCGCGTGGGTCGATGAGCCGATGGGCGAGTCGGAGAGCGACACCGCGGCCAAGGCGTTCGGCAAGGCGCTGCACTGTGCGGTGCTGGAGCCGGAGGTGTTCGAGCGGACCTACATCATTGCCCGCGAGCATCCCTACACCCGAGTCAGCGATCGCCTGCGCAACGCCAAGAAGCCGAGCCAGGGAACGCTGGATGCCATCGCGTATTGGGATGCCCGGGAGGTCGAGATGGCCGGCCGCATCGAGGTCAGCCACAAGGACGCGATTCGTCTGCGTGGCATGGCCGAGGCGGTGCGAGCACACCCGATAGCCGGGCTGTTCTTTCAGGGCGGCGTCTCGGAATCGACGGTGATCTGGATCGATCCGCGTACCGGCTTGCTCTGCAAGGCGCGCGACGACTACTGGCGCGAAGACCTCTGGATGATCGGCGACCTCAAGTCGACCGAGGACGCCAGCCCGCGCGCCTTCGCCCGGTCCGTCGTGAATTACGGCTACCACCTCCAGCACGCGCACTACAGCAGCGGCCGGCAGGTGCTGTTCGGTCGCGAGGCTCCGCGCTTCCTATTCGTCGGCGTGGAGAAGGAGCCGCCCTACTCCGTCGGCGTCTACATGCTCGACGCTGATGCCGAAGCGCGCGGCCATGAGCTGCGAGACCGCGCGATGGACACGCTGGATCGCTGCCTTCGCTCCGACGAATGGCCGGGCCTGCCGCCGGTCGTCAACACCCTCTCGCTGCCCGCCTGGGCATTCAACGACTGAAGGAACACTGCCCCATGAACGCCATGGTTCAAAGCGACAACCACCAGAACAACCCGTTCGGCTCGCAGCTCCCGGCGCGCGCCTCGCAGAACGCTATCGCCGAGGCTGGCCAGCAGCGCGAAATTGCCGAGGTGCAAGCGGCGATGGTCATCGCCAAGCGCTTCCCGCGCAACCCGATCGAGGCGATGGACAAGATCCTGCAGGCCTGCACGCGTCCCACCCTGGCCGACGGCGCCCTGTACTCCTACAGCCGCGGCGGCACCGATGTGACCGGACCCAGCATTCGGCTCGCCGAGGTCGCCGCGCAGGCCTGGGGCAACGTCTCTTTCGGCGTGCGCGAGCTGGAACAGCGTGGCGGCGAATCGACGGTCGAGGCCTTCGCCTGGGACATGGAGACCAACACCCGGCAGGTGAAGGTGTTCCAGGTCGCCCACGAGCGTCACACCAAGCGCGGCGTGACCAAGCTGGCCGACCCGCGCGACATCTACGAGTTGATCGCCAACCAGGGCGCGCGCCGGCTGCGCTCCTGCATTCTCGGCGTCATCCCCGGCGACGTGATCGAGGCGGCGGTGAAGCAGTGCGAGGAGACCTTGCACGCGAATGCCGACACGAGTCCGGATGGCATCAAGAAGCTTGTCGCCGCCTTCGAAAAGGTCGGCGTGAGCAAGGAGCAGATCGAGGCGCGCATTCAGCGCCGGCTGGAATCCATCCGCCCGGCCCAGGTCGTCCAGCTGCGCAAGATTTACGCGAGCCTCAACGACGGCATGTCGTCGCCGGCCGACTGGTTCGACCCGTCCACCACGGCGGCCGCAAGCGCCACGGACGCGATCACCAAGGGCGGCAAGGGCAAGCCAGCCACCCAGGAGCCTAGCCAGGCCGACATCATCCGCAAATCGCTGGAGGATGCGCAGGACCAGGATGCGCTGGACCTGGCGGCGGATCGCATCCGCGACCTTCCCGAGGCCGAGCGCGCCGAACTCAACGCCCTCTGGCAGCGCCGCGCCGACGAGCTGGCGGCCTAACCCATGAAGCCCATCACGCCCGCCGACTGGAACCTGCAAGGCAAGAGCCTGATGACGGACGGCCAGCGCCGCCTGTTGAACGCTGCGTGCGGGGACCTGGAGCAGATCGCGTGGCATGGGAACCGCTTGAGCAAGAACGATTGGCGCCACCTGATTTCAGGGACGGTGCTGGGCTGGCGAACGCTTCCTGGCATCGACCTTGGGGACGGCCCGCGCGGTCTCGTCATGCTCGGCGGCTCCAGTCTGGAACTCACGCGCACCCAGGCCACCGATGCCATCGTCATGGCGTTCCACATCGGCGATGTGCCAAGCGAGCAAGGGCTCAACTGCAACCCCGTCCACTGGTCGCCGGTCGTGCGGATGGCGCGCGGGATCAGGGATAGCGATGAACGCGACGCAGAGAGGTACGCCGCATGACCACGCCCGACATGTTCGACGGCACGTTCGATAACCAGTCCACGCAACGACGCGAGGTCTGGAAGGACGGTAAGCCTGGGCGCTATGCGGCGAGGAACTGCACGGGAAATCCGAGCGCTGTGTGGCCGGAGCTGCGCGCGCCGTGGGGCACCTACCCGGATGTACCGAGCAATGCGAGGCAAGCCGCGTGAACGACGTCAAGCCCATGGAATCCGAAGCCGAGAAGCGCGCCTACAGCCGCGGATATGCCGCCGGTCGTAAGCGCTTGGAAGGCGACCTAATTCGCGAGGCCATTAAGTCCGAAGAGCGCGACTTCTGGGAGCGAGCGGTTCTCCAAGTAGCCACGCACTTCATGGAATGCGAGGGCTGGACACAAGGCGAGAAGAAGCTGACCTCGTTGGATGATCGCGCGAGCCTGGCAGTGAAGTTCGCGGACTTCGTCGTAGCAGCACGCCGCCGCAGATAAGCGGCCCCGCCACCCTACAGGAGAGTGAGATGGAAGCTGAGACGACCGGTTACGTGAGGCCAGGATACGAGGCGCTATGGGGCTGGTTTGGGCTATCGCATGCCTCATGGCTGACGTTGCCTCGCGTTCTGATGCACGAGATGCCGGATGAATGGCAGCAGCGCATGGCTGACCTGCTCAATGAGTGGGACGGCACCAACTTGGTATTCGCCGATGACGTTGGATGCCCTGAAGTAGTCAACCGCATCAACGGACGCATCGCGGCGTTCCCACCCTGGATTCTCAACTACCGCCATCCAGATCGCCAAGAAATAGCCCGCGCCAAAGCCCAAGGCCACGGGAGCTAACCGATGATTCTGTATCGCCGAGGTAAGGGCGCTAAACGCCGTGTTGCGCACATTGCGATGTTCTCGCAAAGAACTGGTGAGGTTAGCGGGGCGCTTTGCGGAGCAAGTGACTGGAACACGGCGTGCAATCTCGGTCTAGGACTTCGCCTATGCAAGCGCTGCCTAAAGAAGAGGGACAAGGCATGACTAACCCAACGAATCAGCCGCAGTTCGTGAACCTGTGCGTCTACGAGCGCCGCCATGGAACGTTCGCCACGCTAGGTAATCGCGTCCTTTTCGGGCCGTTCACGTCGCCTACTGGCACACCGTCACGCACCTACAAGATCAGCATCAAGGCGCTGCGAGAAATCATCGAACACGCCGAGCGCACGGGAGAACCGGAATGACTAACCCGACTTACACGGATGAGCAGGTGCTGGATAAGGCTAGCGCTTATCGCGTTAATGGCTTTTCCGAGGGTGCCACGGTTCTCGAATCCCTTCTCGCCGACCGCCAACGCCTGCAAGCGGATTGCATCACCTACTGGAATCATGTCGCCGAATTGCAGGCGAAAGTATCTGGTCTGCGGGCGGAGGTGGAGGCGTTCAAGGATGGCGTAACCATTCGCGATTACTTCGCGATTCGTTGCCTTCCGCAATGGTTCGGAACGGGATCACCTGATAGTCGCGCGAAAGCCTCGTACGCCGATGCCGATGCCATGTTGCAGGCCCGCGCCACTACCAACGAAACCAGCGGTTGAACAAGGAGGCATGTCGTGGCGATGACGATTAAAGAAATGGTGGACCGCTTTCTTTCATGGCGTCTTCCGGACGATTTCAGTCCCGATGGAGGGATCAGCTTTACCCACATTACGCATCCATCCTGGACGCACGATAGCTGGCCTATCGGAACCAACCTGTTCACTGCCGCGCAGGCTGAGCAGATGTTCCGACATGTACTCGCCGCCCCGACGCTCGCCGGGAAGGAGGGTGCGAAGTGAGCACTCCCGACTTTGATCTGCTTCGTGCGCAGCGAAACAAGGCCGAAGCGGACTGGCTTGAAAAGATGAAGGCGGATGGCTGGACAGCGCTAAGGCCTTCCGATCCTGATGCGTGCTACTGCGACTGCGGAAACGGCGGACCTTGCGAGCACAAATGGGACGGCGAGCCCTACGAGTCCGCTGATGATGGACTGTGGAGCGCCACCTGCTCTCGCTGCGGCATGACCGCCTTTAGCCACGACTTGAGGAACGCGCCGTGACCGACCAGCATAAGGTGCGGGAGGCGTTCGAGGCG